TTCGCCAGCTTTGCCGTAGGCCATGTCCACTTTAAAGTCGAAGGCGGGTTCGTAGCCGTTAGTTAGTTTTGTCATTGTCTAACCTGATTTCGTAGCAATTTGCGCAATAGGCAACGGGGAGATTTTGTGTGTATTTGCAGCTGCGTATTCCTGCAGGCTGTTGGCAGTCATTGCATGGTGTTGGCGTAGCAATTCCAGTGCCTTTGCACTTGCCACATTTGTAGGGCTTACCGCGCCCGTGATAGGCGTTAGTCCAACGCTCACGGCTACCAGTGCCGGCACAGTTGTCGCATCTGCTTGGGTCGTGTTCTACTGCTCTTTCGCAAGTGTCGCAATAAACACCAGCAAAGCGGTTAGTTAATACATGGCCTTTGTGGTCAATCATGTGGTTTCCTTTGTTCGAGCCATTTGAGTGGCTTGGATTTACTATACACAATTTGCGAAGTCGGTGGGGGATTTCGTCCAATGGAAACAAAACTACCGCCCCCCACCTAGCCCCAGCACCGCTCAAACAGTGTCTGGGAATCCTTTACGGCTTAGGCAATGCGCGCCATGCCTTTTCAAATGCCTCGGCCCCGCCTTGCTCGTCCCATTCGTTAGAGATTTCAGCGTGTAGCCAAGCCCCACCTGGTGTGCCGGCATTGTCCTGAGAATTAAACAGCTTGACGCCTTTTTGCCCTGGGCCACGACTGCAGCGATAGCCACGACCCCAAGCGGTTTTGTCCGTTTCGGGCTGTGCAGGGTTGCGGTACGAATAGTCATGCAGCTCACAAAGTAAAAGCGCCTCTGAGTTCTCTACTAGCCATGTCCATGCCTCTTTGGCTTTGGCTCTGCCTTCTCGAGTGGGTGGGAAGCCCATATCAACTGCGTAACCACTGGCGTGGACACTCAGGTTTTTAGAGCCGCGCATGGGGCGATTGACGTACATACCAAGGTTAGTAAAGCCCCAGCGTTTATTGCACAGCTCGTAGAGTTTCTTAGTGATGGGTGACGTGGCTTTGCCATCCCACGAAGGCCAGAAAGGATACTTGCGAGCGGTCATGGTGCTGGTGGGTCTTTCGGTCTGTCCTTCAAACCATTACCTGCTAATACGCCTAAGAGCCCGCCAGTAAGGGTGGCGAGCATTGGCGACAGTACAGACCAAGCTGCATCATCATTGGGTGAAACCTCGAGAGGCTGGGTAACAAATAAAAGGCCGTATAGCAATGCCAAGATGGAAGCAAGAAAAGCAAGCGTTAAACCGATGGCTACGACAAAGATGAGTCGTGCTTTTATTTCTTCGTTTGTGTGTCTGTTGTCTGGTTTCATACGCACTTTCCGCCTGTGCCATAGGCAGGAGCTGGTGTTGTTGGGGTGATTGTTTCGGTTACGCCGCGTAGTGCTTTGTTTTTGGTTGGTGGGCAGTTGAGCCGTTCACGGTCTGCACAGGCTGTGAGCGATGCACAAATGACCAATAGAATCAGGGTGTTTTTCATGGTTATGCGCTTTCGTAAGTTATATTCCAAAAGAATATGTTTGTATTCGCCCAAGTGAACGGAATAGTTGCAGAAGTATCACTATTCGTTACATAAGTTCCAGCAGAGTTAAAAAATGTGCACCTTATACTGGTGTTAAACAAGTTAATTGGTGCGCCATAAAAAAGAGCTGCACCGTTATATGCGCCACAAGTTCCGACAGTGTCCAACACTGCGGATGCAGCATTTATGGCTATTGGAACTGATATATCCAGTGGGCCTGTAAAAGCTGAAGTCGAACCAAGCGCGACACGCCCATAAAAATGAACTAATTTATTTACTTGTGTGTAGCGAGTGTTTACAGTTCCGTTGCCGACAGTAAAACCAGCAAAAGTGGGCGTATAAGCTGTATATGCACCAATGGAATTTAATTGTGCAGCTGTAAGAACTTGTCCTGTGGTAAATGGAAATGGGGTTGCCATATCAGAATCCTAACTTATTGTTGTCTAGTTTGCCGTAAATAGCATCGTCTAGAATGAGATATGCGTTGGTGTCCTGCCCCGACATATACACCGTAACCCGCGTCTGCTCAGGTGTAGTGCTAATCGAGACACCTTCAAGAATTGTATTAAAGGTTTGACCTCTGAAATAAACACGGCCCAAACAGTTAATAGCGCTAGTAATAACTTGGACAACGTCAAAGTTGAAATTGTTTGGTGGTGGATAACCAGACACGGTTTGCTGAACATCAGTAAAAGTAATAGAAGCCAAAGTTTGGTCTTTAGTTTGAAAGTTGTTTAACACCCACTGGGCATGGTCAGAAGCCTGGCCTGTCGTATAGTCCAAAGTGTCTTTGTCCCAACCGTAAATTGGGGTTACCCCTAGGGTGGCGGTCTGAGCTGCTACAGCTGCCGGTGTAATAGTTACCGATGTGTAGTAGTTGTCGGCACTGCTCCGAAACTCAATTTTCTCGTATTTCATTTGATACAAAGAACTAGTACCAGTGCCGTCATTCCAGTAAAACGTTGTCTGCTTTGGGGTGTTCCTGCCAAACCAGTAAATGTTTGGGGTGCTTCGATAGGTAAGGCTTCCAGCAAACATTCGCGCCTCTTCGGTGCGGGTAATTGTGTTAATTAAGTTGTAAGCGTTGCCTGTGTAAGTTTGAGCGCTGCCAATAGAACGACCCGTAAAAGGCGCTATAGATAAACCAACAGTGGTTCCTACTTGGGACACTTGAGCATCTGTAACAGCTTGGGCTAGTGCGTAGTTGTTTAGCTGTACGCGGCCCCAATCGGCTTGGATGCCTTCACATTCAATAGTAACCCTGTCCTCATTAGGGACAATGCCGTAGTCAATTTTAACGTCACGAACTCGACCCCAAAAGGCAGCAAAGTTTTCTTGGCCTTCCACTACTCCTGGCTTGTAAATGTAAGCAATAATTTTGTCACCAAGTTTTGGTGCTGTTGTCCAGGCAGACGGAAAAATAGATTCCACTGTCATAGTGTCAATTGAGTAGTCGTCAATTTGTAATCGGCGGCCACGGAAAATGTTGATGTTTTGAACGCTTGGCAGCGTTACCCATGTACTAGCGGAAAGAAAATCTACCTTCCATTGAAAAGCGGTAGCCATTAGTAAACCGTAACCGGCAGTGGGCCGTTGCTTCGGTTGTAGCGTCGTAAGGCATCTACCACCGCTTGAGGGTCGCCGCCGTTTACGTTGATAGTGATACCACTACCACCGCCCATGCCGAATTCGCCCATGCGGCTTAACGGGATAACAGCTTCAGGGCCGTTGCCTTCACCAATCATTGCCAAGGTAGGGCCAGTGACAATGCCACCTTCTGCCAACATAGGAATGTTTGGTACATCGAATCCTTTACCGCCTATACCTGGCACCCAGTTTGGGATGTTAAAAGACAATTTGCCGAATGTGTTATTCCAGATTTTGGCTATGCCATTAAAGATTGTTTTGGCGACTGTGTACATGGCTTCAAATGCAGGAATGGTTACATTGTTAATCCAGAACTTGATGCCACCAAAAACAGCATCGACAACAGTTTTGAATGGTTCAAATTTCTTGTATGCCGTGACCAGTAGCGCGCCTAAACCAACTACAGCAATAGCAATAAGGCTGAACGGGTTTAAGGCCATAGCAACGTTTACAGCAACAATGGCTGCAGCAATAGTGGCAATAGCAATGCCGATGCCTAACAGAATCTCTGGGTGTTCCGCTGCCCAGTCACCCATTTTGGTTAGGTACGGAAGTACAGCTTCAATGGCTGGCAAGAGTGCAGCGCCAATACTTTCTTTAGTTTCAGCCAGGGCAACACCTAAACGCTGAAACTGTCCCTGTGCAGTACCGGCAGCAATGCTCGCCTGGTCTTGGAATGTGCCAGCAAGTGCGGCCATCATTTCATCTGCTGATGCACCGTCTTTTTCCATCTGCTTTAACTCAGGGGACAATTTACCCAGGGCAATTGTTGAGCCCGCTGCGGCCTTGGCCATGGCTTCAGTGACTGTACTTAAACTTTTCCCAGTCCCTTGAGCCACATCCATAGCAATAGACATGAGTTCTTGCGCTTTGGTGACGTCATGAGTCTGAGACATTAAACGACCAAGTGCAGGCCGTAGCTCATCGTCTGTTATGCCGAGTGCTTTACCTTGCTGGCTAATCCAATCCTCAGTGGCTTTAATTTGCTCATCAGTAGCGCCAGTTGTGTTACGCATTGTCAGGGCAAGTTTTGCCTGTGCAGCATCATCAGCAATCGCGTCTTGAGTAGCGCTAAACAGTGCAGCACCTAAACCAGCAATAGCAGCAGCTGCAGGTACGGCTGCTTTTTTGATAGCAAACTGGGCTTTAGCGCCAGCACCCTCGA